TCATCACATTTGCACAAATGCTAGGTCATCTTACTAGCGGGGTGGGTATCATGCTTCTTTGGTACGCCATTTTCAAGAAAGTAGGCAAATTATGAAAGATGTACTCGAACTTCTCGAAAACGGTATCGAATATGTTGTGCTGAGTTTTTTCATCGCCTTCTCTGCCGTCCTAGTTTCCTCTTCGTGGCGACGTAATAAAGGATATTTTATTGCAGCCATCCTCACAGGCACAGTTCTTGGTATTATGGCAAGCCAAACGCCAGTTATCCAAGACTTTGACTTCCTAATCGCCGTAGTTGGGACCATTACGGGTCCAGCTACACTAAGTTTCCTTCAACATAAAAGCCTATTCGATGTTATAGATCGACTGAAAGAAATTAATGATACTGAAAAGGATAATTGATGCTTTTCTCCACGTCGAAGAATCGCGTCCCTTAAACGAAGATAGTCTTACCAATTTTGTCGCACGCCATGAAGGCTTGCGACTTATTTGTTATGCCGATCCTGCTGGTGTGCCGACGATTGGTTATGGTCACACTAAGACGGTATCGTTGTCTGACGTTGATAAGAAAATTATTACTCGTGATGAAGCAGTACGTCTTCTCAAAGATGACCTAGCTGCGGCAAAACATGCAGCGGCAGCGATAACTGGATTGTCTAGTGGTGATATATTTATCGGTGTTACATCATTTATTTTTAACTTGGGTCCAGGCGCATTGCATGGTAAGTCAACGCAAATTGGAAGACATTTGTTGAATCAGGATTACGAGAAGGCTGCTGAAGGCATGAAAAGGTATGTTTACGCCGGAGGGCGTCGATTGCGTGGTTTGGTACGTCGTAGAGAAGAGGAGGCTAATCTGGTATGGAAATCTCCAGAAAAGACATTGTAAGCGATCACATTGCAGACTATGGTAGCGGTAGGTTTCTAAAAATTAGTCCTGACCGCTATCTCGAAGAGCTGGGCATTACACCCCTAGAGACACAGGTTGCAATCATAAATGCGCTAAACAACCCAAAGTATCGCTTCGTGACGGCGGCTGTTTCTCGTCGACTAGGTAAAACTTACATTGCAAACATTATTGGACAGATTGTAACCCTATTGCCTGGCTCTAGCGTTCTTATTATGTCGCCAAACTATAGGCTTAGTCAAATTTCATTCGAGTTGCAACGCAACCTTATTAAGCACTTTAGTCTTGAGGTCGAAAAAGATAATGCAAAAGACAGTACAATCGAGCTATCTAACGGTAGTTCCATTCGTATGGGGTCGGTTAATCAGGTTGACTCGGTTGTAGGTCGATCATATGATTTGATTATATTCGATGAGGCTGCGCTTACCGATGCAGGCGAGACTGCTTTTAACATCGCGCTTCGACCCACACTTGATAAACCAAATTCAAAAGCTATTTTTATCTCTACACCAAGGGGTAAAAACAACTGGTTTGCTAAATTTTTCGATCGTGGCTTTAATTCAGAGTTTCCAGAATGGTGTTCAATTCATGCGACGTGGAAAGATAATCCTAGAATCGACATGAGGGACATTGACGAGGCTCGGCGTACTATGAGTGATGCTGAATTCCGACAGGAATATGAAGCCGACTTTGCAACTTTTGAAGGTCGTATTTACTCGTTTAACTTCGATACTCAAGTACAAAACTTGGCTGGGCTGGATATGAGAAACTTTGATATCGTGGCTGGCCTGGATGTGGGGTATCGCGACCCTACAGCCCTTTGTGTACTTGCCTACGACTATAAGACGGACAAATACTATGCGGTAGCAGAATACTTATCAGCAGAAGATAGCACATCGAAACATGCTAAAGCAATACAGTTTTACATGGATAAGTATGATATTGATTATATCTATATTGATAGTGCAGCAGCACAATTTAGGGCAGACTTAGCCGCTGACTTTGGCATCAGTACTATCAATGCAAAGAAGAGTATACTAGACGGTATTGCACATATGGCGGGAATTGTAGACAATGATCGTCTTATTGTAGATCAAAACTGTAAAGAAATTTTAAAAGCACTAGAAGCGTATCAATGGGATAACACTGGTGTGGGAAAAGAGAGACCCCTACACAACTGGGCATCTCACATGTCAGATGCTATGCGATATTGTCTGTATAGTCATCAGACCAGTGTCGGGTCATTTTAGAAAAATTTTACTTGACTGTGTAATGTGGTAAGAGTACAATTATATCATGAAGCGTTTACCAGTAAAGTATATTAGAGATAGAGCAAAGAAGGCGTATCAAAAGGATAGTGAGTGCTATATTTGTGGTACAGCCGAAAACTTACAGCTCCATCACTTTGCTGGTGTAACAGACTTGTTTAATATTTGGTGCAGACGCAGTAATATAAAGATACACACAGACGAAGACATTTTAACTGTAAGAGACGAGTTTATTGCAGATCACCATAAAGAGTTGTATGAAGACGTAGTTACGTTGTGCAAAACACACCATGAAAGGCTACATTCATATTTTGGTAAAGCCCCAGTAGTTAGTTCTGCTAAAGGGCAAAGAAAATGGGTAGACGTACATCGTGGCAAACTTCTTGGAAAAATCACTTGAGTTCATGGGATTGAGAACTAAACTCAATCCTTCGCAACCATACATTTCTAAATACGAGGGGACCACAATTTCTCCCCTCGCAAACCAATATTGGACGTATTATGAAAAGCTAGGTATCGTAAACCGTGCTGTTAATATGATTGTAGATAGTGCAAGTCAAATTGATATTCTAGTTGACTACGAAGATATTCCACAGAACTTTCCGCCACGTAAAGGTGTGCGTAGAGAGTCAGTACATAGGCTATTAAATTATGAACCGAATCCCTTCCAAGACATCTCTTCGTTCCGTAGACTACTCCTCACTGATCTCATTGTGGAGGGAAACGCTTTTATTTACTATGATGGTGTGCATATTTACCACATGCCAGCACATCTTGTAGAAATACTTACAGATCCAAAACTATACATCAAAGGGTATAAAGTAAACGATATTGTATATGATTCTAATGAGATGGTTCACATCAAGCATAACTCCATGAGGGGTATTTATCGTGGTGCTTCTCCTTTACGAGCATCTGCTATGAACATGAATCTTCTAGCCCGTATGCTAAGTTTTCAGGATACTTTCTTTGAAAATGGTGCAGTACCTGGACTAGTTCTAAAAAGCCCAAATGCTCTTTCTGACAAGCTAAAAGAAAGAATGATCGAAGGTTGGCTTCGTGCTTATGCGCCTAATAAAGGCGGCAAGAGACCTCTCATTCTAGATGGCGGGCTAGAACTAGATAAAATTTCTAACACAAGCTTTAAAGAGCTAGATTTTGAAGCAAGCATTAAAAACCAAGAAAATGCTGTACTAACAACTCTTGGTATTCCACCAGTTTTGCTAATGGGAGGAAACAATGCTAATATTCGACCCAATCAGCGACTTTACTATATTGAAACTGTTATTCCGCTTGTCGACAAGTTTTTAAAAGCTTTCGAGCGTTACTTTGGTTTCAAACTAAAACCGGATAATGATATTCCTGGCCTACAGCCGGAATTGAAAGAACAGGCCAATTTCTACTCTACACTAGTCAATACTGGCATCATTACTGTTAATGAAGCACGTTCTGCACTAGCGTATGATACAATGCAAGATGAGGATAAACTTCGTGTGCCTCAGAATATTGTAGGATCGGCCACTAACCCCAGCGAAGGGGGGCGGCCAGAGGGAGATGAAGATGGCGAAGTATAGAGGTGTAGATGTTGATCTTACCCCTACTGACGGGATGAAAAAGGAAGCCGAGCGCGCCCTCGCTTGGCGGAAAGAAGGCAAACCAGGCGGAACCGCTGTTGGCATTGCTAGGGCTCGTCAACTTAAAAACAAGCAGGAACTTTCTGCTAGTACGGTTCGTCGGATGTTTTCTTTCTTCTCTCGTCATGAGGTTGATAAGGAAGCAGAGGGTTTTAGTCCAGGTGAAAAGGGCTACCCTTCCAAAGGTCGAGTTGCATGGGCACTTTGGGGCGGAGATTCAGGTTTTTCTTGGTCTCGTGCTAAAGTTAAACAACTTGATCGGATCGACGAAGAAAAGTCTGTCCATTACGAGGACGACGAAGATGAGGATGAAAAGGCAAAGCCTATTTCAGCCGCTGTAAAAGATGGTCTAAAGCGTAAAGCTGATGAGCATAATGACAAGTATGGAGACAATCCAGCTAAGCGAGTAACATATGGGATGCTGTCTAAAGTGTTCCGCAGAGGAGTTGGAGCATACCACACTAACCCTCAATCTGTACGTCCAAATGTCAGGTCTCCTGAACAATGGGCATATGCTAGAGTAAATTCGTTTCTATACGCTGTTCGTAACGGTAAATACCGTTCAGGCAAACATGATACGGATTTACTTCCAAAGGGGCACCCAATGCGGGGTCCAAAGGAGGAGAAAATGGATCATAACGAAATGATGGGTATTGTTTCTGCTCAAGTTGAAATGGTTGAGCAAAATGGTGACTATGTAAAGATTCGTGGCATGGCTTCTACAACTGATGTAGATCGTTCTGGCGATATTATGGAAATGTCCTGCTGGTCACATGGTGGTCTTAAAGACTATAGAACAAACCCAATTATTTTATTTAATCACAACTATGATAAACCAATCGGTAAAGCGACTCATATTATGCCTACCGATAAGGGACTAGAGATCGAGGCTCAGATTAGTAAGGCTGATCCGTATATCGCTAAGCTAGTTGATGATGGAATACTCTCTACCTTCTCTGTAGGGTTCAGAGTTAAAGAAGCAGACGTTAACAAGGAAACTGGTGGTCTGTATATTAAAGAAGCAGAACTATATGAAATTTCTGTAGTTTCTGTGCCTGCCAACCAAGCGGCTAAATTTGAAGTCGTTAAGTGTTTTAGTCCTGTAGAGTTTGAGTCCTACAAAAAAGGGCTAGTTGTGCCTACTATTGGCAAAAAGGTGGAAAACACCGCGAAAGGAAAGTTTGAAATGGATGAAAAAGATATGAAAGATCTTATCGCTAAGCAAACTTCAGCAGCCGTAAAAATGGCCCTAGCTGAAAAAGAAGCTGCCGATAAGAAAGCTGCTGCTGAAGCAGCTGAAAAACAGGCCGCTGAGGAAGCAGTACGTACTGCTGCCGTGCAGGCAGGCATGTCTGGTGCAGAGCGTCTTCTAGAAGAAGTTAAGAAGTCTTTTGATGAAAGCCGCGTTAACACCCAACAAGAAATTGAAGCGCTTAAAAAAGCCCTTCAAGACCGTTCTGAAGAGGTTACTGCTCTTCAGAAGTCTAAGCGTCAATTTGTCGCTCAAGGCACCACCGACTGGAAGAAAGCATTTGAAAGCGATATTCGCGACGCTTATCTTCTAGGTGTTGTAACTCAAAAAGGTTGGAATACCCGTTTTGGTCAAGACCTTATTGAAAAAGTCGACACCCAGTCTGGTGTCGAAATTCCCGCCGCACAAAACCTCGCAACCTTCGAGACTCTTGCGGCTACCACGATCGAAAAGGATATCCAGAATAACCTAATTCTTGCTCCGCTTTTCCGTGAGATTCAAATGAACTCCAAGCGGATGGCTATCCCTCTAGGCCCAGACGCCGGGTATGCTGAGTTTAACCCAACTTACAGCAACTACACTGGCGGTGACGGTAACCTAGAAGATCGTGATGGTGCTCGTTCTTCTAACAACGGCATCACCCTAACTCAGAAGAACCTAGAAGCACAAACTCTTGTTTCTGTGTCCTTCATGGCTAACGATACTGAAGAAGATTCTGTTATCGCTCTTCTGCCGTTCCTGAACGAGTCTATGGCTCGTGCACACGCTCGTGCTATTGAAAACATGCTTCTCGTTGGTAACTTTGCTGACGAAGGTGGCGATACCGCAACGGGAACTCCTGATGGCCTAGTCAAAATTGCTGACACTCTTGGTGGAACTTCTAAGGTTGAAGGACACATTCAGGCTTCTGGCACGATTAGCACTGCTAACCTTCTTGATCTACGTCAGAACATGGGTAAGTATGGTACGCGTCCTCAGGATGTTATCTACATCGTTAACCAGGAAGCATACTATCAGCTTCTAGACGATGCAGAGTTCCAGGACATGAACCTAGTTGGTTCTGACCTTGCTTCTAAGGTTACTGGGGTTGTTGGTAACATCTACGGGTCTGCAGTTCTTCTTTGTGATGAATTTGCTTCTCCTGCAAACGATCGCTACCATGCTGTTGCTGTTAACCCACGCAACTACGTCATGGGACGCCTTCGTGGTGTTACTCTTGAGTCTCAGTATGTACCTCGCCTACAGCATCGTGAACTTATCGCTACTCAGCGTCTTGGGTTCACGGAACTGTTCGCAGGTAGCGGCACCAACCGTCCGGTTGTTGCACGTCACTATGATACCGACGGCTCTTAATAGCTTAACAATTAGGTGGACCCCCTTCGGGGGGTCCCCGACCCTTAAAGGATACAGATGGCAGACTTGGTTACTATCAATGCATATAAGGCATTTCGTGGTATTACTGGAACCACGGATGACACGAGACTAAACGTTATCGTTCCGTCTGTGTCTAATCTAGTAAAAACTTATTGTGGTCGCAATTTTATTGATAACTACTCTGTAGATAAAGTTCAATTTTTTTCTATCAGGTGGCCTCAAAATGTAGTATTTCTAAATGAAATCCCACTAGTTTCAATTACTAGTGTCGAAGAATTTAAAAACGAACAAGAACAGGATACGTATCAAACACTTACTAGTGCCCAGTATGAATATGATACAAATCTAGATGCTATATATCGCATTGAAGCAGGCGCTAGACGCGACTTTCCAATGGGTATCAACAGTGTAAAAGTTACATATAAGGGTGGTTACAGCGCTCTCCCAGAGGATTTGAAGCTGGCAGTAATTGACCTTATTACATATTATCTAAAAGAAGAACACAAACCAGAAAAGAATCACGCTAGTTTTACTATTCGTAATACTGGAGCGGAGCCAGATTTTCCAGACCACATTAAACGGGTACTAGATTTATATAGAGATACGTAATTATGGCTAAATATGTAGATCCTTACAAAGTTAATGACGCCGATGTAACCCGGCTTCATAAAGATATGGTAAATGCCTCTAGTAATGAAGCTCGTAGGAATCAAATAAAAAGACATTTGAAAAAATCAAGAAGTAGCGCTATCGAAAAAGCTGACTTTGCAATATTTCATAATGGTAAGCCAGTAGACGAAGGAAAATTCGTACACGAAGCACTAAATGCGCTTGAACAAGGCAAGCTACCTGCAGCTCAAGGATTAATTTTAATAGAAATTGAAAGTTTAAAAGAAACAGATCCTGTTGCATATAACGAATGGCTTACTTCGGGTATACAAGCTGTTAAATGGCAAGACGGCCCTATTTCTAAAATTAATGCTGATCTACAAGAAACCAACTCTACATACATAAAAACCAAAAATAAAGCAAAAGCAGAAGTAGGAGTTTATTTTGCAAATGATCAGTATGCAGGACAAAGTTTAAAAGACTATTTTAACTCTGTTGTTGTTCCTCAAGCTATAAAACAAAAAATGAAGGTTGGCGGTAAGGGTAAAAAATTTTTTGTAGAAGATGTTGTAAATAATGTTTTACTTTCTGGCAATATTGTATATGGTGGTATGCAAGGCACCGAGTTTGACGAGACAAAAATAAGGGCACTTGACAAAGAGCCAGAAGTTCTGCGGTATAATACACAAGCCTTAGATAAGGTTCTTACTGAACAAGTTGATATGGGGCACACAGCTGGAGATGCTACCCAAAGAGTTAAAAGGAATATAGAGCTATTAAGTAGAGCAAAAATTTTAGCACAAAAAGAAAACAATAAAGACCTTGAAAAGTTTTATGATGAATTTTTATCTGTTCTTAAACCTTTAGTAGAGCGTATGGAAGCTATTGATAAGCTTCAAATACAAACGGAAGCACTTATCAATAGTAAAGCTTCTGTTGAAAAAAAGTTTGAGAAACTTTTAACTTTAACAGCTAGTCTAGGAGCAGATCAAATCTTTATGATTGAAGAAACAACTCCTGGACAAATTACTGATAGAGTAGGAAAGATGGATTTTGGGGCTAGTGCAGAAGTATTTTTTGCAGAACCTGCAGATCCTAACTCTTGGAAAGGGGCCAAGCAACAAGCTCTTTTACTAATATGGGAAAAGTTTTTAACTGGGGCATACGGCAGTGAAGAAGCTGCAAACTATCTTGTCCAAAAGATGAGTTCTACACCCCTTATAGATGCTTTACTACTTAAAAAACTTTCTAAAATATTTCAAGATGAAGCATTTGCAAAACAGATAAAAAATCCTCGTCGCAAAAAAGAAATAGTTAAAAAAATAGGTCTTTCTACAGGTAATAAGGTACTAGATACAAAAGCCTTAAAAGCATTAGTTAAGCAAATAGATGCAGAGCTTACAAAAGACATTAAGTCAATTAAACAAGGCAAAAGGCCAACCACAACACCTACGGGAAACGTTGTAGGAACATCACAAGTTATTGGCTTAGAACTAGTATCTGCTTTAAATGCCGAACTTAGAGACTATGTTTTGATGGAGATGAATTATCCTGCTTTAGAAAATAGAACAGGTAGATTTGCTAATAGTGCGAGGGTACTAAGTGCAGAGCAAGAGCAGGCAATAAGATTTACATACCAAAGATCACCTTATCAAGTATTTTCTACCGCTAGGGGTAAAAGACCGTGGAATTATCCAGAGGACAGAGATCCAGCCAAAATTATAGACAAAGCCATAAAAAAGTTAGGCATGGCTAAATTTGGGGTTGTATTTAGAACGGTGGAGGACGCATGACAGAACGCACTTATTCTACGAG